CAGAATTTTGTCCACCGCCACGACCCATTGAAGATTTAGAAGCATTAAGACCAGTAAATACACGTTCTTCTAAATAATTCAAAAAAGTAATTAATTGATTAGCTTGCATACTAGGAGTAATTGACTCAATTTGAGTTCTTTCATTAGTAACTAAGAACCCGTCATTTGGTAAATCTTCCATAGCATCACGAGCATCGTCAATTTCTTTTTGTGTTGCATACTGACCTTCTGCAACATTACCTACTTTAACATGCAAAATAGGGATAGCGAAACGATATAAAATCGTCATTACTAACCCTTCAGCTTTTCTGAGCATAGTAACGTCTTCTAATACAGAAAAAATTCGAGACGTACCATAATCAGCATTATTCATTTTATCAATATAAAGGTGAATAACATCGTCAGGTTTATATTCTTCATTATTAATTAAATAATGATCGATGCTTCCTTTGTCGTCACGTTGAATAGATACTTGAGTAGGATCTGCTAAAAATAATCCAGAGATAGAACCGCCAGAATAAATTTTTTCGGCTTTAACACCATACTTTTCTGTTTCATTATCTCTAGTTTTAATTATATACGAATTTGAGTAAGTATACAAGTCCTTAGCGATAGAAGTTACTAAAATATAAAAAGGAATCTTAGATCGATATTCAATAATTCGAATTCTATCTTCAATATATTTAGAAGCTTCTTCGTTTTTGGACTTAATTTGATATCCAGCTTTAGTAATAAGCTGAGAGAACTTCCGAATAGCTACAGCTAAATAAGAGTCGGTAAGAATAGCTTTTTTAATTCGAGATAAATCATAACCAGTTGCACCTGGATTTGTTGCTTCTCGAGAAGAAAATTTACCAAGTACAACTGATTTGGCTCGGATTAGAGTATCACGAGCCTTTCCAGCTAAACTTTTATTCACTCTTTTAGTTTCGGCTTCAGTAACGGAAGTAAAAAAGTTTTTTATTTCCATTTATTATTTCCCATTTAACGGAATAAAACCTGTATAAGATAAGCCACCCATTTGAGTATAGTCACTTCCATGGATTGCTTGATTTTGAGATGAAGAGTTACCATAATAACCGCCAGCACCATCGGCGATTACTACATGAGAATCCCCATACACTATTATATCACCTTTTGACGGAGTTCCGCTAGTCACATTTAATCCGACTGCAGCAGCATCTGAAATTAATTTAGACACACCGACAACTCCGTTGGCTAATTCACTAGCCAAGAACTTAGAATAATAAGAACCGAATTTAGTTGCGAATTCAACACAACCATCTGTCCCATTATCCATTGTTTGACCAATTAAGCCAGAAGTAATTGCTTTAGTAAAATCTGTATCGATTTGTCCAGTACCTCCACTACCATTAAGAACTCTATCAGTTAATGATCCTGGTTTTACATTTCCATAATTACCTGTAGAAGATAAACCATTAGCACCAACCTTACCAGGTTCAGGAGTTAAACTATTTAAATAGAATACAGGATCCGAAACTGGAGTTTGTTCAAATGGATTAATATTATTATTAATAAGAACGCCTTTAGCTAATGCATTTTCTACTGTTAAATCAAAAACATCTTTAGTTAATTCAGCAGACGATAATAATAATTTATTATACTGATAAATAGAATTAACATATTTTTGATCATAAATATTTCGATAAGAACGCAAAAAATCATTCTCATATTGACTTAACATTGTCGGACAATATGATAAAAATTCATGATTATAATATTCTTGTCGAGTTTGCGCACATGCTTCTATACTTCTCATGAATCGAATAAGTTCATCGGCTCCATATAATTTAGCCATCATTTTAGCTTTTTCTCTCATAAGCAATTCATTTCTTACGATAGTATCATGTGCTACTTTACATTTTTTACCAGATGTCGTTTTAACAGCTAATCCATCAAATGCCAAAAGCAAAACAGTAATATCTTCTGCTCCAGCAAGTTGAACGGCATGAAACATTTTGGATAGATAATCTTGAAGATAATCTTTAAGTCTTTCTATCCAATGTTTTTTAACTCTAACTAAATTTCCTTTTGTCCAACTATAAACTAATTTATCTAAGTTCTGAGATTTGCCTTGTTTGACATCGATAACCGGAACATCTGGAAAACCAAAAGGATCGTCGTCCTTTGGTTTAGGGGTATTACTTTTATTATTATCTTCTTTAGGAAAAACAGGAATGAATTTCCCCGGATCTTCTTTTTCTGGAGGTAATGGAGTAACAGGATCCGGAGGATCAATTCTAATAATCGTATCTGTCGTGATAGTTACGATCATTGTTTCTATAATAGATCTTATTTGTATAGGAAAAAAAGGTAAAAGATTATATACAGTTTTTAAATCTTCTAATAAAGAATCTATATCAGATTTTTTATCTTCAGAGGGTGAATAAGGAATAGGATCTTTATATTCCCTAAATTTAGGATGTTCAAAAGAGCCTTTACTTTCATAATGTCGTTCAGGTTCAATTGACGGCCTATATAAAATCTTTTCTTCGTCCATTAAAATAATGTCCTTGTAAATTTATTCCGAGCATAACCTTGTTTTCTCGGAGTAGATCGACTACCAAATGAATCATGTAAAGGAACTTGTTCCCATGCTTCATCGGAAGATTCATATTTTTTCTTTTGTTCAGTCCAAGGATTTTCTAAATCACGTTTTTCAAAAGTAGGCAACATGTTACCCTTATGAACTCTGTAAACTGTTTCATAAGATTTCTTTTTAACTAATTTAGTTAATTCAGGGAAATGTTGAACAAAAGCTAGATAAGCAAGTCCTAATGCGTCGACAAAATGTTCGTTTTCACTGCAATACTGAGGTACTCCGGCTGACGTAATTTTTTCGACACGATAATCAATTAATTGTTTATATATATGATTATCCCAAGGACTTAATATTAAATTACCACGTTCAATAAGAATAGACAATTGATTAACCATGAAAGGTTTTAAATGTTTTTTCTCAAGAACACCGGTAATAGGATCTTGAACATCAATTTTTTCAGAAAACATAAAGCCAACGATTTTTTTATCGAGCCCAGATTCTGGATGTTGTTGGCCATAGATTTTTAATGTTTCTAGTTGGTATTCCACATTGTTATCTTAAAAGTTTTTTATCTTTTAGTTCTTATAGTTTCCTATAAGGTCGGCATATTTTTTCATGTGAATAAATGGATACATGATGCGGTCTCGTGGCAAGATTATATCTTTTCACTTGCTATGCTCTGCCCCTGACTTAACTTAGCTAAGCCTTCGGTTCGAGTTACCATATTATACAACTTAGGTTTCTCGCTTAATTCCGCATTGAACATATATTGCGTAATCCATAAACAATATATGCGGCAAATAATTTACCGGCGCCTCTATCTAAATAGATATAGGATGGATTATAGATAGCATTAATATCTATGATTTTTTTTACAGCTTTATCAAATGTAAATTCTGAAGATTCAATTTCTGTTCTATTAATAACTCTAAATTTGTTAAATACATTATCATACTCTAATACAAGTATAGATGTCGGGGCTTGACTTTTCATTATGTTCTATAATGGGCGCTACACCACTATACGTTCTCTTATGAACTGCTATATATTTCTATATAGATCAGACTATATCTTTATCCTAATTATAGGATACCGGCCGCTTCCATTACCAATAGCTTGTAATGTACTTTCACAAGGAAATAGTCGTTGAGCGTCTCTTATTAAAAAAAATAAGATTTCGCTGCTGATTAGCAGTTAAGCCTCCCAGCAATTCAACCGGTTTATTACTCATTAATTACTTAATGAGAGGACAATATCATTATTAAGCAGATTAAAAGTTTTAAATAATTACCCAATCTACTCCTATGAGTCTAAAAATTATCCCAATCGACGCCAACGCATCTAAATACATTAGGAGTATATATTTTCTTACCTGGTGGTAATTCATGTATTTCTTTTACATTTCTATCATCGAGACCTGTCGTTACAGGACGCCATTTATCTCGATCATAATACACATAATTATCAATTTTAGTAGCTTCTTCAAGTTTTATTTTATCGAATACGCCAGCTTCTTCAACACCAAACTCTGCTAATACTTCATGAGTATAAGCATTGTTATCATAAGTATTTCGGAATTCTTCTTCCATAGCATCTGACCACATAGGATTATGTTGTGTCGGATGATAATGTTCTTGGACAGTTTTGTTGCGATTATGATCGCTACTCATAACCTTCTATATGTTACCATATAGCTCAGACTATATCTTCGTCCTAAAAAAGGATGCCTTCCGCTTCGAGTCGCTTGACCCTACTCCCATATAGGGATAGTCGTTGAACGTCTCTTATTAAAAAATAAGATTTCGCTGCTGATTATCCTTAAAGGATGTCCCAGCAATTCAAAAGGTTTGCAATTATTAATTACTTAATAATGGGGCCTATTTTAACCCTAATTCTCGGCGAGTACAGATTTCATAAAACTTAGATCGTCTACCAGTTGGAGTAGATGAGCATGTCATTCCGATAGTATCACGTTCCATACAAAGAGCGTATACAGTATCGAAATCTCCTTCACCCATATAATCCATTTCATCGAGTGATATCCAGTCAGCACGCCAACCACGAATTGAAGCAGCACTCATACCTGAACCTGCGCCAGTAGTAAAACCTACTATTTTAGATCCATTAGAAAATTCTAATAGAAATGGATTAGTAGTAGATCTAGTTACTTCTCGTTTAATTAAGGCAGAGCTGTCAATCTTTTGACGGATATTATCGAATATCATTCGAACTTGTGATTGATAAGGTGTAACGAACATGTGGATAAAGTTGCGGCGAGTAAATACATTAAACAGCGCCTCAACTACCATTGTTTCCGTTTTACCTGTATTATGTGAAATAATATCGTCCGATATAAAATTATGATATCCTGGCACATTAATATGATATGTAGGATATTCACCAAGATATTCTATTGAAACAATTCTGTCCCAATATATATCTCCATATAATATATCTTCGATACTTTCATATTTAAATAAATTAGCAAATTCTCTTGCTTCATTTTTATTTAATGGTCTCGATTTTAAAAATTCTTCGATCGAAAGTCTTCCAAATTCGACTTTTTTAAAGTCTTTTTTGTCGAGAGGATTTAATTTCATCTCGCCTAAAAATAATTGATTTAAAGTTTCAGAAACTTGCTGGTATTTATATGAATGATAAATACAATACATAGCTCTAGATCGAGACTTATTTCTAATTTTTCGATATAACTTATTCGAATTAAAACCTAAAGAATATTTATCATCTTCTTGTTCTATTTTAGTAATAATACCAAATCTTAATAAAAGATGTGATAATTGTTTTACTAGTTTACGAGAACAAGAATGATATAACATCTCGACGGGTTTATTCTCTGTAGTATCGAAAGCATCGAGAATTAATTCTGAAACAAAGATAGACATTGCTTCTTTATTTAAAGTAAATATTTCTTTTGGTAACGTTTTTTCAGAAGATTTATCTTTATTAATTTTACGAGCTAGTAATTTTAATTCAGTTTCTTCTATACTATTATCACCAAAATAATTTAATTTCGTCGGAATACCAATATATTCTCCGACAGTCAAATCTTTAATTTCTTGCCAACCTAATGCTGTTAATAATGGATGGTTATCTGTTGCGTCAATTTGACGGCCAGTTTGTGTCGTTACACGATATAATGGTTTAATACCATTTTCCATTATTGAGCAATTATCCACTATTTCGACTTGATAATTGTCATCGAGCGCTAATGTTGAGAAATTCTGATTTGTATTTAATAATTCCTTTACAGTTTTTATTTCGCCAGTATATGGATCCTGTAATTCAGACCAATCTGCAACACAACGACGACCACAACGGAATACTTTGCGAAGTGATCGATCTCGAAGCATCTCAGCTTGATACCAACGAGGACACCACGGAGCATATTTATCTAAATCTATATTATAGATTTGGATAAAAGATTTAGCCCACATAACTGGATCTCTTTTGATAACTACTAATTTGCCTTCTTTAGATAATTTAGTATAATCTAATTTAACTAATTCTTCTAAAGGCATTCTCATTAATTCCTGAATGGAATAATCTTTTTGTGCCATAAATTTTATTTATGGAATGCTTTACCTTCTTGCCCCATCATAGTTGTTTGTAAACTATATTGTGATTGTTGAGCAAGAGCCATTCCTGCTTGTCTCATCGTAGCATATTGTTGAGAATTAACTGGATTAGTCCATGAAAAAGGACGATATGATTGCTGAGCTTGTTGTCTTCCTTGTTGTGCTAAATCATTAGCAATACCAACCATAGTAGGACCAGCATTATACAACAAATCCATTCCGATTCCAGCCACAGGACCTAATAATGCTGTTGTACCTAAAGTAAACGCGGCTTCACCTAAAGCTTCGCTTTTAGTTTTACCTTCATTTAATGCATCGTCATATGTCATATAACTAAAACCAGAACTTAATGCTAAATTAGTTTTATTTTCCCATAGCATTTTACCAGCTGTTGTTTTACCAGCTGCTCTTGCACCTTCACCAGCTGCAGTTTTAAATCCGCCAACAACTTTGCTACCTAAATTTAATAAACCCATTATAATGTACCTGGCGCTTTAATATTATTTCGTCTTAATGCAAAATTAATATCGCCTGACGCGCCCATATTATCAAAAGCATTTGCCGGTGTTAAATTATTGCTAGCAGATTGTATAGGATTAACTGGAGTAACAGTACCAATTGAACCAATATGATCTGTCGAATTAATATCGCCAATTGCTTCTCCAGTATTATTTACAGCTCCTAATGTTAATAATCCGCCAGTAACACCCCAGCCATAATTAGTTAATCCATAATGTTTGTCTAGTTGATAACTATTTGGATCTTTTACTTTTATATAATCGTTACCACCACTGAATATAGAATTCATAGTGTCGCGTCCAGGCATATATTTAGTGCCATATTGTTTCTCAGCTGTAGTAGCCGTATTAGATACAGCTTGTTTAACCTGATTATCCACTGTATTAACAGCTTTAATTGCCGTATCTTTAATATCGTGAATAACATTGCTATTCTTTATATAGCTAGGTGCATTAAGATGTGTACTAATTTTATTAACAAGCTTTTTGCCTGCATTAAACATAGCAC